CAGGACAAGGTGAATGGCAACTTTTTTATCATTAACAAATAGTGTATTAGCGAGATTAAATGAAGTGCAACTCACCTCAACTAACTTCTCCAATGCGAGAGGTATACAGGTTCAAGCACAAAACGCTGTAAATGAATCCATACGATATATAAATCAAAGGGAGTTTCAATATCCCTTTAATCACACCACAAAAACACAAACACTTTCACCAGGCATAGTAAGATACAGTATACCCACTGACGCAAAGCATGTAGATTACAATACTGCTAGAATAGTAAAAAATAGTACATTAGGGGCATCAGGTGCAAACCTGAGTATACTACAATACAATGATTATATAAATAGAGAGAGTGTAACACAGGAAGACGAAATAGTAACAACAACACTAGCAGAGGCACTAGATGCTAGTGAAACAGAAATAGATCTTACAAGTTCTACAGGCTTTGACAGCACTGGGAAAATATTTATAGAGAACGAAGAGATAACATACACAGGTATTAGCACCAATACACTAACAGGTTGTACAAGAGGTGCTAACGGAACAACAGCAGCAACACACGACAACGGAACATCTGTTGCACAATTTGATAATGGTGCTGTGCCTAGATTTATAGTTAGGACATTAGATAATAACTTTCTATTGTTTCCGTTCCCCAACAGAGCATACACATTAAAGTTTGATTACTTTGCCTTTCCCACAGATCTTTCTGCACATGGCGATACAACAACGATACCTGCACGATTTGATCCTGTAATAATAGATGGAGCTACAGCTTTTGTTTATCAGTACAGAGGAGAAACAACACAGTATCAACTTAACTTTAGTAGGTTTGAGCAAGGCATAAAAAACATGCAAAGCTTGCTCGTGAACAAATACGAGTACGTGCGTTCTACAGTGATACAACAACCTACAGGATACTTTAGCTCAGGAGCGTTAACCTAATGCCTGATCTTTCGCAGACAAGTCCTGCTGCGTTTAACTGCCAAGGTGGACTAGTTCTTAATAGGTCTACCTTCCTAATGCAACCAGGAGAAGCATTAGAGTTACAAAACTTTGAGCCAGACATTGAGGGTGGCTACAGAAGAATAAACGGCTTCAGCAAATACGTTAGTGCTGTCGTACCACAAACAAGTGCCTCTACTGAAAAAGTTTTAATGGTTGCTACGTTTGGTGACTTTGTAGTTGCAGCTAGAGGAGAGAAGATATTTAGTGCCACAGCAGGTGGGTCTAGTTGGACAGAAAGAGACACTGGTAGAACGAGTGCAGGAACATATGATTTTGAGCGTTATAACTTTGATGGCAATAGTAAGTTAATAGTAGTAGACGGAAACAACGCACCTACATTTTTTAATACTTCTATGTCAGCAACAGATGTAAGTGAGAGTTCAGTATCTGGCTCTAAATTTGTGACAGCATTTAAGAGTCATATGTTTTATGCAGGTAAGTCTTCCACACCACAGACGTTAGTATTTAGTGAGCCATTTGATGAGGACGCTTTTGATAGTGGCAATGGTGCAGGTACTATAAAAGTAGACGATACTATAACAGGACTAAAAGTTTTCCGTGATAATTTATTTATCTTTTGCGAAAACAGAATATTTAAACTGAGTGGTAGTACGTTAAGTGACTTTGCCATATCTGCTGTTACCAGAGACATTGGTTGTATAAACGGCAACACGATACAGGAATTTGCAGGTGACTTAATATTCTTAGGACCTGATGGTTTGAGAACAGTTGCAGGTACAGCAAGAATTGGTGACGTTGAGATTGGTACTATTAGTGCAAATGTGCAATCTATATTTGATGCCAATCTATCAAGTGCTTCTGAGTTTCAGAGTGTTGTCATACCAGATAGAACACAATATAGAATATTCTTTACTAAGGACGGCACAGGACAAAACTCTACAAAAGGCATAGCTTGTGTACTAAAAGGACAAGCTTTTGAGTTTTCAGAGCTAAGAGGTATTAAACCTGCATCAACAGACAGTTTTGTAAAAGCAGGGGATGTTATAGTTTTACACGGTGACTACTCTAACGGTTATGTTTATAGGCAAGAGTCAGGTAATACATTTGATGGTACAGCAATACTAGCAAAGTATAGAAGTCCTGACATGACATTTGGTGACGCAGGTATACGAAAGCACATGCAACGTGTCATCGTAAACTACGCACCGGAGTCAACCATAGATGCTGATTTATTTGTTAGATATGACTATGAATCAAAAGACTCAGCACGACCTGCAGCTTACGAGTTAGACTCACAAGACATAGCTGCGATATATGGAACAACAACGTATGGCACATCGTCCTCTGTTGTAGGTACATACGGAGGAGCATCACAGCCACTCTTTAGACAATCCGTAGAAGGTTCAGGGTTTGCTGTAGCACTAAGGGTAAATGATGGTGGAGAAACAGCACCGTATTCACTAAAAGGTTTTCAACTCGAATACCAAACAGGAGCAAGAAGATAAATGGGAGCAACATACACAAGACAGTCCTCGTACTCTGACGGTGATGTTATCACGGCTGCCCATACTAATGATGAATTTAATCAGTTATTAGCAGCCTTTGCAGCAAGTTCAGGACACACACACGATGGCACAACTGCTGAAGGTGGTCCTATCACAAAACTACTTGGCACATCTCTAACATTTGGAGATGGCACTGCAGGTACAGAC